GTCACTTTTTTTCATCCGCAAAACAAAATGTTTAAAGAGTGACCAATGGGCAGACCAAGAAAGCCAACAATCATCCACGAAATTAAGGGCAGCTATAAGAAAGACCCCCAGCGCCGAAGGGATTCAGAACCAAAACCATCGGGCAGTATCGGTGCGTTTGTAGAGAATCGCTCGAAAGATAAAGAGGCTGTGTGGAATGAATTAACGGAAGCATGCGTTGATGGTGTCTTGACTGATATGGATGCGGTATGGCTTGAGGTGACGGTAGACCTTTTAATACTTCATCGGTCTGGCGAGATTACTACTGGCGATAGAGCGCAGCTTTTGAAATTACTGTCAGGCATAGGTTTTAATCCTGTTGACAGATCACGAATAGGCATCAAAGAAAAAGAGAAAGTAAACAGATTTAAAGAGGTTATGTGACCTATTCCGAGAGAGCCAAGCAGTATGCAATTGATATTATCAATGGCGACCGCATAGCCTGCAAGTGGATAATCTTAGTTTGCAAAGAGCATTTGAACGGGCTGGCTAGTGAATCTGATGAAGATTACCCGTTTAAATTTGTAGACGTTAAAGCCGACAACAAGGCAAAATTTATTGAGATGTTTCCGCATACAAAAGGGAAATGGGCAGCAAAGAAAGAACCGTTTTTGCTTGAGGACTGGCAGTGTTTTTTCATTTGTGTAATGTTCGGTTGGGTAAAAAAGAAAAACGATCTCCGTCGATACCGCAAAGTATTGTTATTTGTTCCGAGGAAAAATGGCAAGTCTGATCTTGCAGCTAGAATAGGACTTGCGATGTTTGCAGCCGACAAGGAATACGGCGCAGAAGTTTACAGCGGTGCGACAAGTGAAAAGCAAGCCTTCGAGGTGTTTCGACCAGCTAGATTAATGGCATTGCGAACGCCTGATTTTATTGAAACAGGTGTCGAGGTCAACAAAGGGAATATCAACGTATTAAAAAATGGTTCACGTTTTGAGCCTATGATAGGTGATCCGGGTGACGGCTCAAGTCCATCACTTGCAATCGTAGATGAGTATCACGAGCACAAAACTGATGCTATGTTTAACACAATGGAAACAGGCATGGGGGCAAGAGAGCAGCCCATCATGCTAGTGATTACCACAGCAGGCGATAATATGGCCGGCCCATGTTACGCACTACAAAAAGAAGCAGAGCGCGTTCTTGATGGTTCACAGAACAACGATGAATTATTGGCTATGATTTTCACGGTTGATGAAGGCGATAACTGGCAGAGTGATGACGCACTAAAGAAGGCAAACCCAAATTACGGCGTCAGCGTCAATGCTGAGTTTTTAAATAGTCGGTTAAGAGACGCATTAAACAACGCAAGAAAGCAGAGCACGTATAAGACAAAACACTTGAATGTATGGGTTGGTGCTAAGAATGCCTACTATAATATTCAGCGGTGGAAAGACTGCACAGATGAATCATTGCGGCTTGAAGATTTTGAGGGTGAACGCTGCTTCATCGGCTTGGATTTAGCTACCAAGATTGATATATCTGCGGTTGAGATTATATTTCCGATAGGAGAGCACAAGTATGTTAGGTTTGGAAAGTACTATCTTCCGCATGATACGGTGATGCAAAAAGAAAATGAGCACTACCAGGGATGGATGACAGACGGTTGGCTCACTGTTACCGATGGAAACGTCACAGACTTTGAAGAAATTAAAGACGATATAATTGAATTGAGTGAGAAATTTTCAGTTGCTGAGGTGGCTTATGATCCGGCGTACGCGACCATGCTTGTGAATGCACTGGTAAGAGATGGCATTGAATGCATTGAGGTTAGGCCGACTGTTCCTAATTTCACTGAACCGATGAAGGAGCTAGACGCTCTCAGTCGTTCAGGCGGAATATCACACAACGGCGACCCGGTAATGTCATGGATGATGTCAAACGTGATAGCAAAAGAAGATAAAAAAGATGGTGTATACCCCAACAAAGAACGAGCAGAGAATAAAATTGATGGAGTGGTCGCACACCTAATGGCATTAAATAGATGCATGGCGTATGAGTGTGACGCGGATAGCATCTATACTGATCGAGGAATAATTTCATTTTGAGCGACGATTCTAAGGAAAAAACTTTTAATTGGTTTAGTGCTATACTTGATATAATTGGTATTGCTGGAGTTTGCATTCTAACGCTTGGAGTGTACCAAATTTATGTTCCAGCGGCTTACATCGTGCTTGGTTTGCTGTTGATACTTTATGTCCTAAAGGCTAATAAAGAATGATTTTTGATAGGTTATCGAGACCTAAAGCAGCAATAACAGAATCTAGTGAGCTTGCGGCAATTGTAAATGCCAATCAATCGCTATCAGGTGCTTCTGTAACACCAACCAGCGCTATGAGGGTGTCTGCTTTTTATGCTTGCGTCATGGTTTTAGCCGAAACAATAGCTCAATTACCGCTGATTTTGTACGAAAGAAGTGGTAACAAAAAAGATAGGGCGATAGCTAGAAACTTATACTATTTACTGCATGATGCTCCTAACGATTTTCAAACATCATTTGATTGGCGGCTTGGGCTTACGGTTGATGTATGCCTAGAGGGGGCTGGATATAGTTTCATAAATAGATCGGCCACAACAAATGAGATACTTGAGCTACTACCGCTAAGAGCGAACAGGGTTCAGGTGAAGCAGAATAAAGATTATTCTATCTGGTATGTCTTCACAGATTCAGATGGGGTTGAGATACCATTAAGGCAGGATCAAGTATTTAGACTTAACGGTCTAACCTTTGACGGTGTAAAGGGGCTAAGTATTCTTGATTACCAGCGCGAAACCATCGGTATGGCGATATCGACAAATAAAAATAGTGCTAAATCCTTCAGTAACGGGGCTAAGTTGTCGGGGATATTGTCTCACCCGACAAGGCTAAAAGACGAAGAAGTCTCTAAGCGAATCCGAGAGAGCTGGGACTCTGCCTTTAGTGGCGATGATGCTTATAAAACGGCGTTGCTGGAAGAGGGTATGACCTGGCAGCAGGTCTCAATGACGAATAAAGATGCACAATATCTTGAAAGTAGAAAGTTTTCAATAGAAGAAATTGCGCGAATATTCAGAATGCCTCCGCATAAGATAGGGCATCTCGAGAAATCTACTAATAATAATATAGAGCATCAGGGGCTTGAGTTTGTCACTGACACAATGATGCCTTGGTTCAAGCGTTGGGAACAATCTATAGCACGAGACTTGATAGGTAAGGATAATAGAAAAAAATACTTTGCTGAATTTCTAGTCGATGGGTTAATGCGCGGAGATTCAGCCGCAAGAGCATCATTTTATCAGACGATGATACAGAATGCGGTCTATTCTCCGAACGAAGTCAGACGAAAAGAAAATGAAAACCCATACAAGGGCGGTGACGTTTATTTCCGCCCAATGAACATGGAGCCAATAGGTACTGAAAATGATATATCACAGCAAAAGAAATAGCAGATCAGCCGAAAGTGTTGCCAAGTTTTGGGGTAAAAGCCTTTCTAGTCGCAAATGGTTTGATATGTCTCAAGATGATAACGGCTCAGCTGTGATTCGTATCAATGACGTTATTGGTTGGCCTTGGATTACTGCCGATGATTTTTTACGAGAGCTAGATACCATAGATGCATCTGATATAACCGTGAAGATAAATTCACCTGGCGGTGATGTCTTTGACGGGACAGCAATATATAACGGAATAAAAGATCATCCAGCAAATGTAACCACTATTGTCGAGGGGCTAGCGGCTTCTATGGGGTCTGTAATAGCATTAGCTGGCGATGAGGTTATCATCTCTGATAGCGGATATTTTATGATTCATCAGCCATGGACTATAATGGGTGGAGATTATAGAGATTTTGAAAAAGAGGCCGAGCTATTAAAGCGCATCGGTTTGAATCTTGGAAAAATATACTCAGATAAGACAGGAAAAAAATCCGGTGAAATATCGTCACTAATGGATGAGGAGTCCTGGTTTATGGGTTCCGAGGCTGTGAATGCTGGTTTTGCTGACAAAACAACGAGCGAATCCGAGAAGGTGAATGCTAATTTTGATGCAGGTATTTATATGCACACCCCTACCGACTTAAAAAATGAAATAAAATCTGATAAGAATATTCTTTCAGAGCGAGAACTCGAACGAATGCTCACGCGGGATGCTGGGCTTAGTAGGGCGGCTGCAAAGACTTTGTTGTCTCGTGGCTATGCATCTGTAGTTAAGCCGGGCGCTGACACAGATATGGAATTAATCGCGTCAATTGAGGCGCTAAGTAATAAATTAAAAAACTAGGAGACATAAAATGTCTGTTGAAATTAAAAACGCTATTGATAAGCTCGGCACTACCTTTGAGGCCTTCAAGGTTGAAAATGATGCTCGCTTGGCTGAAATTGAGAAAAAAGGACATGCCGATCCACTTTTAACTGAAAAAGTGGACAAAATTAACACTGATTTAGGTGAGGTTTCAGCAATGAAATCACGCCTTGACGCCATTGAGGCATCGAATAATCGTCCTAATGGTGGCGGTATCGACAATAAAGACAAAGAAAAGGCGGCTCACGCCTCTGCTTTTGATTCGTTTTTCCGTAAAGGCCGTGAAGATGGTCTGCGAGAACTTGAAATTCAAGCATCTTTGACAACTCAATCCGATCCAGATGGCGGCTTTATCGTCCCGGAAGAAGTCGACACCATGATTACGCGAGCATTAGGCGTTACATCTGCTATGCGTCGATTGTCTCGTGTTGTTCCTGTTGGGTCTGCGACTTATAAGAAGCTTCATAATGTAGGCGGTGCATCTTCTGGTTGGGTTGGTGAAGAAGAGGCTAGAGGCGAGACTGATACGCCAGTACTCAAGCAATTAGATTTCCCAACAATGGAATTGTACGCGAATCCGGCGGCAACTCAGGGGATGTTAGATGATGGTTCTTTTGATACTGGATCATGGTTAGCGGAAGAGGTTTCTATTGAATTCGGTGAGCAAGAAGGCGCGGCATTCATCACGGGAACAGGCGTTAATAAGCCGCGTGGCATTCTTGGATATTCTGCCGTTGCTAACGCGAGTTATGCGTGGGGAAGTCTTGGTTATATTGCTTCTGGTGCTTCTGGTGCGTTCGTCGCAGCTCCAAACGGCGGTGATTGTCTCATTAATCTTCAGCATGGATTAAAATCAGGTTATCGTGGAAATGCCTCATTCTTAATGAATGACTTATCGTTGGCTGCTGTTCGCCTTCTTAAAGATAGTAACGGTGATTACTTGTGGAGAGCGGGCCTTGAAGCTGGTGCTTCTGAGACTTTGCTTGGAAAGCCTGTTGATATTGATGACACAATGCCTGATTTAGCGGCGAATAGTTATTCAATTGCTTTCGGTGATTTCAATCGCGGTTATGTGATTACGGATCGAATGGGCGCAAGAGTATTGCGTGACCCTTATACCAATAAGCCGTTCGTTCACTTTTACACAACTAAGCGTGTAGGTGGCGGTGTGCAGGATTTCGCAGCAATCAAATTGTTGAAATTCGCAGCAAGTTAATCAATTGCGCAGGCTTTTATTAGTCTGCGCTTTATAAGGAGTTTTAAAAATGCGAGATTTACATAATAGTATTTATTCACCGGGTGCGGCGGTTGTTACTGTTTCAGATACAACGGCAATAGTTTCGCCTATCGTTGATCGGCAGGGTTTTGATAGTGTTGAATTTATCATTGGTGCTGGTACGCTGGCTGATGTAGATGCGACTTTTGTTGTTTTGGTTGAAGAGGGTGACGACTCTGGATTGTCTGACAATTCGGCGGTTGCTGATGCCGACCTGCTAGGAACAGAGGTTCTTGCCGCTTTTACATTTGCCGCAGATCAAGGCGCACGACGTATCGGGTATAATGGGTCAAAACGGTACACACGGTGTACTGTAACGCCTGTTGCTAATAGTGGGTCAGCACCGATTGCAGTTATTCCGGTTTTAGGTCATCCAAACAACGCACCAACGGCTAACCCATAAAGGATAGGCCGGAGCTAATAACTCCGGCTGATTTCTATGAAAGAATATTGCATTATAGAGTCGTTTAGAGGTTCAAATACTGGTGCGATTGTCACTGATTTTAAGGCCGGAACAAAGGCTTTTATGAGTGATGAGCTTGCCAAGGTTGCTTTCGAGGAAAAATATATCCAAGAGATTAAGCCGAAAGTAGCGGTAAAAAATGTAAAGCCAAAGGGTAAAAAGAAACGTAATGCCTAGGTCATTAGTAACAGCAGGTGCAAACCCAATTAGCTTAAAAGAGGCTAAAGATCACTTGCGCGTAAATACTAATGATGACGATTTGATGATTAAAAATCTGATAACGGCAGCAACAACTCAGGCAGAAAACTATACTTGGAGGGGGTTAACAACTCAAACATGGGATATTTTTCACGATACTTTTTCTGATTACGAAATTCCTTTTGGGCAATTACAATCTGTTACCACTGTAAAATATTATGATTCAGATGATTCTCTTCAAACATTAGCAAGCACAGTATACGATGTTGATACAAACACAGACCCAGGGAGAATAACGCTTGCTTATGGTCAGTCGTGGCCTTCGGTGTACAATAAACCTAACGCGATAGAAATTAGGATTATATGCGGGTATGCAGCAGCACCAGAAGCAATAAAAAGCGCGGTTAAAATAAATGTAGAGATGCTATATGGTAATTTATTCGATAACGAGCATTTGCAATTAAAAAGAACGTATGAGTCGTTATTATCACCGTATAGACTGGTTTCATTTTGAAAAGCGGCAGACTAAGGCATAAAATTGTTATACAGCAGCGTGTTGAAACTAAGAATTCGATTGGCGAAGATATAACCGCCTACACTACTTACAAAGAAGTTTGGGCACAGGTTGCGCCATTGTCTAGTAAGGAAAAC